ACAAAATAATACATTATATCACTCTCCCTTTTATATCTTGATTTGGAAATTTAAGTTCAAATACTGATGGGTCTAATGAAGGATAAATAATCTTACTTCGTGTTGCCTCTTCAAAGTTATATGAACGAGGAGAATAGTTACCACCACATTTATTCGTAAATACTAATTTAGCAACCGATACTACACCTTCTTGGTTTGCTAATATTAACTCAACTTCATTAATGTTTATAGTATCGTTAAATGTCCAATTGTCAATGTTAAAATAATCTTTTAATGCGAGATTACAGTTAGTAAGTACTTCTCTTCTGTTATACCCGCTTAGGATAGATATATCGAACTCTATTGCAAAGTTTATAATATACCCATCTACAATGTTAATTCCATCACTAATCATCTTATATTGATTAATGTAGGTTTTTAAATTTTCTTTAATAGCAGAATTTATGGTTGTTAAATTTTTGTTTGTATTATATCCAAGAGTATAAATGTTAATACTAAATGGATTTGAACCATCATTTGCTTTGTTAATATTTGATTTTACAAAATTATCTAATTGGTTTATTGCCTTAGCATCATCTAAGGTTTGAACTGATTTTGCTAAATCAAGAAATTCTTTTTGTTTCTTTGGTTGTGCAATAAGACCACTTGGTGAGTTTTGGTCTAACTTACTATCTTGTACAACAAATGCTTTAGCAACTGAACCAAACTTTGCTGGCATTGCAAGAGCACGAACTGTATAATCTTCTGCAGTTACTGCTCTGTTTTGTGCTCCAAAATATGCTAATGAGTTTTCTTTTATTTCAGTTATTGTTTCTGCACCCCTACCACCAGTAGCAGGAATTTCATTTTCACAAGCAATAGAATTGATTACAGTATTTCTTAGTAGTAATTCTTCATTTGAAAAAGATGCAGTATCATCTTCAAACTCTACTGCAGTGATTTGTTTTATATCACCTTTTTTAACATTTGAACTAATACCACCACCAACAAAATACTTTACTGTTATTGTTGTGTTAGTTGGTGATTGACCATATGATTTTGTTTTTAAGAAATTTGCAGGGTCATAATATTCATTTAGTCTATCATCACTACTTACTAATCCTAAACCGATATTATCAAAGTTTGGAATAATTAATTCATCATTAGTGTTTCCATCACCAGAACCAAATTGTATTGTAGTTGTAAAATCTTCATTTACTACAGTTGTAAATCTTCTTGATGTTTTTAAAGTCCTTAGTATGGATGGAACATCTTCTCTAAACTGATAGAAATCTGGTTCGTTTGCTGCAGTATTTGGGTAATCTACAAAAACCATTTCTTGACCTAAGTAAGGTACTTCGTAGTATTTGTTTGAGTTTGCATCTCTAACATCGTATATTGAAATTACATCAGTATCATCTAAATCTATTTTAGCAAAATCACTACTTGGGCCAAATGAAACTTCTTTTTCTTTTAACACTGCGGATATTGCTTTTACAATTTTCTTTACTAAATAAAATTCTGGTTCACCAGTAGAAGCATTTCTTGAATATACTGTTATCTCTCTTCCTTCTGATTCATTAAAATCTAATAACTCAGTAGTTACAAAAGTTACACCATTTGTTGATGTAGTTTGCATTCCTTCTTTTATTCTAAGATAAAATTTAGTATCTGGTTCATAATCATTATTTGTACCAGTTTTGTATTTTGAAGGAACAAGTTGGAATACACTTATTTCTGTTACTGCTGGTGCAGTTACTTTAGTTTTATATCCAAGATACTTTGCAAGTGCCAATACATTTCTTTTATCCTCTGCGTATGGCATTAAGGATTCTTTTAATGTATCATCTATATAATATCCAAGAACATCTCCAATATAAGATGCCATTTCTATGAACATCATACCAGGTGATGATTCGTTAAAATCAGCATGAGTTTTAGGGAAATATGTTTTAGCAAATTCAATTAAATTTTCTCTAAACGATTTAAAATCTTTGTTAAGATAATTAATTGATTTTCCCTTATCCCTAAAATTATTATTTACTTTATTATTTATTGCCATACTATCCGCCTACTGTAAATGTTACCGAGTTTAAATCTAAAGTATCACCAACTTTGAATTTGATTTCTACTCCAACTCTATTGTTATCTTTATTCTCGTCGTTCATGTTAACATCAATATCTTCAATGTTAATATATGGTAACCAAGTTTGTACTGCTTCTGTGACAGTATCAACTAATTTTCCTTCGAATTCATCATCGATTGGTTCAAAAAGTAAATCTTGTAATCCACTACCAAAATTAGGTTGTAAAACTCTTTCACCTTTTTTAGTAAGTAGTAGGTTTTTAAGATTACTTCTTGCCTGTTCAAAGGTTGTAAAGTTTTGTTCGAAAAATCCACCATCACCATTTTTTAATGGTAATGATAATCCTACTGCGTAGTCGTTAAACTCTTCAGTATCGATTACAACTTTTTTGGATAATTCGTAAGCCATTTACTAATCCTGTCCAGGTCTCCAATTTTTATTTTTATCAAATGCTTTTACTAAAGCACTATTATCTCTATTTAATACTCTATCTAATCCAGCCAATCCTGTCTGAACTCCTAAACCTTGTTTCTGTCCTCCCATACTTCCTACATCACCATAACCCATCTTTGCTGCCATAGAAGTTTGTAGGTTAGGAGGAACACCTCCTCCCATTGGAACATCTTGTGTTCCTAAACTGATAGTTTTATCCATATGTTCAAACCCTTTTGCACTAGCAATTGCTTCGTTTAATGCGGGATTCTTTGCATATGTTTTTTTCTCTACTTGAGTTCTATCCTCATCCAATACAGCGTTTGCAAGAGAAAATGGGTCAATCTCTTTTTGTTGAGTAGTTTCTTGCACCACTTTTTTGTTGAGTTTTTTGTTTACTTCTTCACTTAAAATTTTAGGAAAAGTTTTGGTCAGAAAGTGTTCGTGTTTTTTCGCAACTTCAACTTCTACCAATGCCTTGACCAGTTTTGCTATTTTTTTCGCGTTCATAATTGTTCTCGTTTACTTTATATAAATATCTATTATTTTATTTTTGATGATTATCCAGGTATACTATATCCAGTCCAATTAATAATACCAGGGGCAGGAGTAGGTGCAGGAGCGGTTGGATATAATGATGTTGTTACTATTAACCCTTGCACTGTTGGTAAGTGAGTAATTATACCTAATGTTAAAGCATCAATCCATGCAGTAGGTGATGTTGTAGGTGGTGTTGGTACACTCGCACTCCATGTACCAGGATTTACAATAATGTGAGTATTTGATGCTATATTTTGAAATGAACCAGGTGCTGGAATTACAGGTAAAGGAAATAAGGCACCTTGTGCACCAGTCCAATACGATTGAAATGCTGGGCCATAATCTGCTATTGTTAAAACCCCACTTTGTATTGTATTATTTTTTTTAAAAAGTGCCTTTAATACTGCTTCCATAGTACCAGTGTTACCTGTCTGTATTGGTACTAAGTTAAGTGTATCGTATCCTCGTTTTACTGCTGCATCATATTGTGATGTTAAGAATTCTGCAAAATCATCAGAGGTTTCTGGTTCTGTTTGCATATATCTAAGAAGTTGTGTCTTGAATACATTTAATGACATTAGTTTGTGTAATTATTTGGGGATAGGATATCCCTTAGTTTACTTTTTATCGCATTATACTTTGGTGCATTTACTGGTGGACCAGAAGGCCCTGCGGGAGTTGGGTGTGTTTCACTTGCTAGTTCTGTAAGTAGTTCATCCAATAAATCTACCAATGCGTTTCCTCTTACAAGTTGTTCTTCAGAATCATCTCCTATATTAATCCTACCCTGTCCAGCAAGAATACTAAAATCATTATCGGTTGTTGTTATGTTTATATTATCACCAGTTGTTATATCAATACCACCTGCATTATCTATAGACATATTTGAATCAGAGATAAATCCATAATTACCTTTTGAGTAAAAAATCATCTCTGCTGTTTTTGAAGAGAATATTAATCTACCACTATTAATTAATATTTGGTCTCCACTAAGTTCTGAAGGATAATCTTTAAATGTATCTGGCATTTGCTCAAAATCAGATGTACCTTTATCATCTACTGTACCAGGTACAAAATCAAGTTGTTTATCTCTTGAACCCATTGCTATAATAGAACCATCTCTATTTACATCTTCTTCAGTTGTACCACCAATTTTTTGTGATTGATACTCACCTTGTGCTTCCCTTGAAGGGTCTGATTCTCGGTTTCTTATTATAATAGTTGGGGAGAATGTATTATCATCATTGTTGTATCCACTAAATCTAATTGATTGGCCAAACCTTGATTCTAAAATAGTATCACCTTCATAAAGTTTAAGTTTATGTATTTTTTCATCAGCAGTAAAGTAATCACCATATTGGCCTTTGTTACTACTTGGTCCTCCTTGTGGTTGTGAAATACCAGTTGATTGGTTTGATGAATATCCCCCACCACCACCTTGTACATTTTCTCCTTCACCAAACTGGTCTTTATATTTATCGTTACCAGCGTTTTGTATGTTTAATGTTCCATCAACTAACAATCTACTATAAAACTTTTTACCTGATATAGTGTGTACTTGTACTTCTTCCCCAAGTAGTGGTAAAGTTTTAAGTGTATCATCTAATGGATATACTATTTTTAAATCATCATCATTTACTTCTTGATTCGATAGTAATCTTACCTTTACTCCACCAACTTTACCAGTATGTACAGCAGTAGCATCTTCACCAACTGTTTTAAATTTTGGTAATGATTCATTTGTTTCATCTAAAATAACTTCGGTTACAATACCTACATCTGTCTTTTTTAGGTTGAATCTTTTTTGTCTAGCGGTTTGTGTATTGTTAGAGGTTTGTCTAAACATCTTTGTTTATCTTTTGTTTTAGTTCTTCAACTTCATTAGTAAGTTCGTCAACCTTTTCATCTGCCTCTTGAGATGCATCTACAACAACCTCTTCTAATTGATTTAGTAATTGTTCTTTTTCTTTATCGGTAAGGAAACCAGTATCACCTTCTACTTTATCTTTTGATGCAATCATTCTTTGTGCAATTGCAGCCATTTTAATTAGTGATTCATCGTTTCTAACTGAAGTATCAACTAAATCTTTTATGATTGGTCCAATCACTGCCATATCACCAGAATGTCTAATTACCTTTTTCATTTCAGCAATTAATTCCGATATCCTTGCTTTTTTGTTTTTTTGATTCTCGTAGATATCTTCAAACAATCCACTTAGGTTTTTGCCAGGAAAAAGTTCAAAATGTGTACTCATAATTTTTATACATTATCTTGTATATAAATATCGTAAATAAAAAAACCTCACTTTTTACGGTGAGGTTTTCATATCTTAACCGGTTATGGTAAATATTCTTAAGCTTTCTTTTTAAGAATGTGGTATATTACGAATGCACCTACTAATCCAAGTAAACCTTCGTTACTCAATCCACCCAAAATACCCATAATATTATCTACTACAGATACATTTGGCCAGAATGGAATCACTGCACCTTTAAATAGTACTTCTAATACTACGCCAAGAGCTATGATTGATATACCGATTTCTGTTAGGTGATTAGCCCAAGAGCCAATCTTTTTAAGAAATTCCATATATTACTCCTTTGTTTAAATTAATGAAAATAACTTTTCCATATTACAAAACATCGGACTGTCCAACTATTAAGTATAGTATATATTGGGAAACACGAAACATAAATATATAAACATCAAATACTCTTCGTTATTTGGAGCTAACAAAGAACCCAGCCTTACGGGGCTGGGTCTATATCCAATCACTTTGAATTACGACTGGTCATTTAGAGCTAATAAGTTTCTCAATCTTCTAACTTCCGCCTTCAGTTGTTCAAGCTCTATCTGTTTATAAGTATAACGAGGATGTCCTTTAGGTTTAATCCACACTAAAATTCCTCTTTTATACAATGCCTTTGTACCTAAATCATTACTCCAATAACCATGCATCAATAGGTTACCTTCTTTGTTTTTGATGTAAGTTCCTTTTTGTGTAACAGAACCTTCGCTGTTTGTAACTCTATATCTGTACACATTTTCATCCA